CAAGGGCCGCAAAGAAGGCTGATAAACTGGAGGCTAGAGCATTTACCGCAGAGGAAATGCGGGCCGCGTGGATTAAATACTTGCAGCAGGAAGATGAAGAAATCCTGTTAATAGCAGCATAGGAGAAACGCAATGATGAACAATGCAATGAGTAATGGTTTGCCGGGTTATCTTGGGCCTCAGGCATCTGTTGGCGGAGACCAGCTACGCGGGTTTTACAATATAAATCCTCAGACATTCCCCTTTTGGAAAATGAGAAATCAGTTTGACCAAGGGATTTACACGCCTGGGCGACCCTCATTTAATCCCTTGCAAGGCGGCAACCCAAACATGCCCGCTGGAATCAACATGCCAAACGGGCGACAGCTTTACTCGATCAATTCCGACATGTCCACGGGATATTCCCAAGACCCGCTGGCGCAGGAGATGATGCGCAGGCAGTCTTTTCAAAACCTTCAGCAAGGCATGAGTTTTGACCCAAACACATACCCCAACCGGCGAGCGTATAACCAAGCGATGCGCGCCTACGCAAACAGAATGGCTGAAGCGGGAGCGCCCTTGATGGCTTTTTACCGGCCTCGATTCAGCGCCCCTCGGCCTCGCATGGCTCAGCCTGTTCCGGGGTTGCTGGCATGACACAAGGACTTTACGCAAACATCCACGCTAAGCGTGAGCGCATCAAGGCAGGCTCAGGCGAGAAGATGAAGAAGCCCGGAGCCAAGGGCGCGCCCACGGCCAAGGCATTCAAGGCCTCTGCTAAAACTGCCAAGAAGGGGAAATACTGATGGGCGCTGGCATGAAGCACTACACGAAGGACGGGAAAGAGTACAAGGGCGCTACCCACAAGGACGCCAGCGGCAAGCTCATGACGGGGGCTAAGCACACCGCTTCCAGTCAGCATCTTGTCCACAAGAAGCCGAAGAAGAAGTAATGCCGGGCATGCAATATAGTGGTGGTTTGCTAGGCCCCATTCCCGCAGAAACTGCGCCAAAAACTTATGGTCTTCGCCCTGACAAAACCAAAAAAGGAAAAGGATGGCTTGGGGAGCTTACGATACCCGGTGGCGTTGCCACAGAGTATTCTACTCAAAGCAATGCGGTGCAATTAAACGGTAAAAGAATAGATTTTCCAACTTTAGTGCCGACATTGACTGCAGATGAAGTGCGCCTAATGACGGAAGACATTATTCCTAATAAAAAACCTATCCCTGAAAGCATCATGCAAAAAGCTATTGAGCATGCTAACAGGCGCATTAAATACGGCAAAAGCCCATTTTTTGATTAGGCAAAGCAATGAAACAAGGTTTATACGCAAACATCCACGCCAAGCGTGAACGCATTAAAGCAGGCTCCGGAGAGAAGATGAGGAAGCCTGGGGCCAAGGGCGCCCCGACTGCCAAGGCATTCAAGGCATCCGCTAAGACAGCGAAGAAGGGCAAGTACTGATGGCCGCCGGCATGAAGCACTACTACAAGGATGGCAGGGAGCACAAAGGCGCCACCCACAAGGACGCTAGCGGCAGACTGATGTCCGGGGCAAAGCACACGGCTTCTAGTCAGCATCTTGTCCACAAGAAGCCGAAGAAGAAGTAATGCCGGGCCTCCTAGACAAAGACGTAATGCCCTGCAATAAACCACGCAGGACGCCAAGTCATCCGAAGAAAAGCCATGTGGTCAAAGCCTGCTATGACGGAACCGAAAAGCTGATTCGATTCGGGGAGCAGGGTGCTAAGACCGCAGGAAAGCCGAAGGCTGGCGAGTCTGAGCAGGCGAAGCAGAAGCGGAAGTCTTTTAAGGCGAGGCACGGGAAGAACATAGCAAAAGGCAAAAGCTCGGCGGCTTACTGGGCTGACCGCGTAAAATGGTGAGGTTGAGATATGGCAGGTAAAAAGGGAATAAGTGGGCCAAAGCCGGGTAGCGCAAATGCGGCTAGACCCCGCATCTGGTCTGATGCCGTTAGGCGCGCAGTCCTTCAGGGCAAGAAGCTCGACAAGCTGGCCGAGCGGCTCATTGCGGCTGCTGAGGGCGGCGACATGCAAGCCTTGAAAGAGATTGGCGACCGCATCGAGGGCAAGGTGACGCAGACTGTCGCGGGCGAGAATGGCCCGATTCAGCTTGTGGTGACATGGCAGAAGTAATCGAACTTCCCTACAGGCCAAGACCTCTCCAAGAGGAATACCACAACCGCGCACACAGATGGGCCATTACTATCTGTCATCGTAGGTTTGGCAAGACGGTGATGGTACTGAACGACCTTGTGCGGGACATTCTGACCTGTGATAAGCCTAACCCCCGCGGAGCGTACCTTGCGCCCCTGTACCGGCAAGCAAAGGCCGTGGCTTGGGACTACTTGCAGGAGTTCACGCGGGTGATTCCGGGGATGGTCTACAACCAGGCAGAGCTTCGGGCAGACTTCCCCAATGGCGGCAGAATCAGCCTCTACGGCGCGGACAACCCTGACAGCCTGCGAGGCATTTACCTAGACGCTGTGGCTCTGGACGAATACGCCCAGATGTCAGAGCGCGTATGGGAGGAAATCATCCGTCCTGCCCTATCTGACCGGAAGGGGAGAGCAACCTTCATCGGCACCCCGATGGGCCATAACGCTTTTTACAAGCTATACGAACAATATAGGGCAAACCCCGACTGGTTTGTGAGAATCCATAAAGCCTCGGAAACAGCCTATGTGGATGAGGGAGAGCTAGCAGATGCTCGAAAGCAGATGTCCGAGGAGCGGTATGCGCAGGAGTATGAGTGCTCATGGACTGCCGCTATCGCTGGCTCCTATTACGGCAGACTGCTGGAGGAGGCAGAGAATAAGGGCCGCATCCGGGCTATCAATGCTGACCCTGGGTATCCGGTTCACACGGCCTGGGACTTAGGGATAGGTGATTCAACGGCTATTTGGTTCTTCCAGCACATAGGCCCCGAATACCGGTTTCTTGACTACTACGAGGCCTCAGGCGAGGCGTTATCTCATTACGCAGGCGTCCTGCTTGAGAAGAGGTCTGAAAACCGATGGAACTACGGAGACCATATTCTCCCTCATGATGCCAAGCAGAGGTCTCTGGATACTGGCATGACCCGCGTGGACACGATTGCTCGGTTGCTTGGGGATAAACCCATTGTGCAGGCGCAGCAGAAGATTGAGGACGGAATAGAGGCCGTTAGAAAACTCCTACCAAATGCGTGGTTTGATAAAGTAAGATGCAAGCAAGGCCTTGATGCCCTGAGACACTATAGAGCCGAATATGACGAAGTTCGCAGGACTTTTAGGTTAAGGCCCGTCCATGATTGGGCCTCACATGGCTCTGACGCCTTCAGGGTGTGTGCCATGCACAAACCTGTAAAGGCTCAGGGATGGGAACCTTTGAAATACTCGAACAAAGGCATTTTATAGTTCCAGGTATGAATATTTCTTATTTTGCAAAGCGAATGGCCGAGATGCAGCTTTTGATAGAGTCGCTGATTAGGCGCGTGGAAGCTCTTGAGTCAAGAAAAGTCGGGAGGCCCAAGAAAGAAGATGGCAAGCAAGAAACTGACTGACAGCGATATTCTTGCAAGGGCTCAGCAGGAAGTCACCTCGACTATTGGCCGTTGGGGCTCTGAAATCTCCAATGAGAGAGCCGCTGCCCTTGACTATTACTTGGGCGAGCAGTACGGCGACGAGGTGGAGGGGCGCTCCCAAGTTATCACCCGAGAGGTGATGGAAACCGTTGAATGGATTCTGCCTAGTCTGGTCAGGATTTTCTGCGATGCTGACACTTTGGTGGCTTTTGACCCCGTTGGGCCAGAAGATGAGGATGTGGCAGAGCAGGAGACCGACGTTGTTAATCATGTGTTCTGGAAACAGAATAAAGGCTTTTATAACGTCTATACCTTCCTGAAGGACGCTCTTCTGTCTAAAACCGGAATCTTGAAAGTCTGGTGGGAGGACAAGGAAGAGGAAAAGCGAGAGGAATATCAGGGCATCGATGAGATGGGCCTGATGCAACTTCTTGAGGATAAGACGGTTGAGCGAGAGCCCCTCGACATCTCTCAGGACGAAAACGGCCTTATCACTGTCTCATTCAAGGCCACACGCAAGCGCGGCAGGATTCGCATTGAGCCAGTCCCCCCGGAAGAATTCGGGGTTAATCGAGACGCTTCCAGTCCCTACGCCAAGGACGCAAAGTCCTGCTATCACAGGGTTAAGAAGACTAAGAGTGAGTTGATTGAGGAGGGTTACAGCAAGGAGCTTGTCGAATCCTTGCCGACCTCTGACGATGTAGACACCCCCGAACAGATTGCCCGTGACCGGCTTGACGATGAGGGCATGGCGATTGTCTACACAACCGATGATTACTGGATAACAGAGTGCTACCTGTACGCAGACCGTAATGGGGATGGCATTGATGACTTGCTAAAAGTCACTTATGCCGGTGACCCTGACGGGGGCGGCTCCGCTACCCTGCTGGACATTGAGGAAGTTGACCGGATTCCTTTCTCCACTGCCAGCCCGATTATCCTGACCCACAAGTTTTATGGCATGTCCATTGCCGACTTGACGATGGACCTCCAGCACATCAAGAGCACTCTGCTGCGGCAGGTTCTGGACAATACCTACCTGGCGAACAACTCCCGGACCGTGGTCAATGATGAGTTTGTGAACCTTGATGACCTCCTGACCAGTCGGCCTGGCGGGGTTATCCGGGTTCGCGGTGAGCAGCCTGTCGGAGCGTATCTGACCCCCCTGCCCCACTCCCCTCTCCCGCAGGAAACTTTCCCGCTGATGGAGTACATCGACCAGCAAATCAAGCAGCGCACCGGAGTGGGCGACGAGGTTGCCGGCCTCGACAAAAATGCCTTGGCAAATGTGAACACGGGCGTGGCGGCGTTGGCGTATGACGCAGCCCGCATGAAGATTGAATTGATTGCGCGCATCATTGCAGAAGTAGGATTTGTCCCACTCTTCCGGGACATTCACGAGCTTCTGCAACTGCATCAGGATAAGGAAATGGTCCTGAAGCTGCGCAACCGTTGGGTTCCGGTAAACCCCAGCCACTGGCGAGAGCGCGAGGATATGACCGTCAAGGTCGGCATGGGCAATTCCTCCCGTCAGCGCAGGGTGGATGGGTTGGCGCAGGTCATGGCGATGCAGAAGGAGTTTGCAGCGGCAGGGGCGATGGGCCAGCTTGTGAACCCCGTCAATATGTGGATGGCTGCCAAGGAAATGATGGAGGCCATGGGCTTCCAGCCTGAACTCTTCTTCATGGACCCGAGAACCGCGCCTCCCCCGCAGCCTCCGGCACCTGACCCGCAGATTGAGGTGGCGAGCATGCAGGCTCAGGCCATGATGATGGACGCTCAGTCCAAGATGGTCAGGGCGCAGATTGACGGCCAGAAAGCTCAGGCAGAGCAGGAACTGATGCGCGCGCAGGTTGCCTTGAAAGCAAGGGAACAGGACCTGAAAAACGAAATCATGACCTTGCAGACCCAAATCAAGGCGATGGCAAGCAAGTCGGATTCCGACAACAAGATTCTCTCAATGGAAGTCGAGATGAAGCGCAGGGCAACAGAGAACAATCTGAAGCTGCTGCAAATCCAGTTGGCCGAGGTTTCAAAGACGAAAGACAGGGCGCTTGAGAAATACAAAGTTGACAACGAAATGACCATTGAAATGGCAAAGTTGGCAATGGACCAAGCGAATGAAATCCTCCCTGGCGGCATGATTGTGGACGATACGGAAATGTCCCGGATGTTTGCCTTTGGCGACGAGCAGCCCGTTGTTGAGGCCATCGAGGTCACGGCAGTCCCAATGGAAGCCGAGATGATGGTTCCTGAGGAAGCTGAAGAGGAAGAGGAAGAGGAAGCGCCAAGCGAGGCAGAAAAAGCGATGGCGGTCATGGCCGAGGCGATTATCCGGCTGGAGCAGAAGATTCTTGAGGCCGAGACAACCGAGACTGAGAAAACGATTGTGCGAGATTCCAATGGCCTGATTACCAGCATCGTCGAGAGGAAGAAGCGTGCCTGACCTTGAGCAAGAGGTTATCCGTGGTCACGAGGCGGAAAGGATTATGCGCTCACCCTTATGGAACGAGGCGTGGGTAGTTTATGAGGAGAGGCTGACAAGTTCTTGGGCGCAGTCCGGCACAGACCAGACGGACCAAAGGGAAAGAATTTGGCTTGCCTTGCAGATAGCGAGGAAGGTCAAGAACCATCTGGAATCAATAATGAAAACCGGGCAACTTGCCCAAAAACAGGTTGAGGGACTAAATCATGGAAAATAATCTGACGCCAGAGCAGCGCATTGCTAATTATCTGACCCCTGACAATGAACGCCCGCCAGAGGATGCGGCCCCGATGGAGGCTGAGGCATCCTATGAGGCCCCAGAGCCTCAAGAGGCCGCCCCTGAAGAGGATTATGGTGAATCCCCGCAGGGCGGCGACGAGGTCAGCATTGAGGAATGGAACCAGCTTGCCGAATATCTTGGCACTGACCCGTCAGAACTTTATGGATTGACGGTTTCGCTGGACACCCCTGAAGGCCCTGAGCGCGTCACGATTGAGCAGCTTAAGGATACCTACAAGGGCCAGCTTAAGATTCAGAAAGAAGCGCAGGCTATCGAGCATGCACGCCACCAGATGCAAGCTCAGTGGCAGCAGGCGGCGGGGCAGCTTCAGCAGAAGGAGCAGCAGGCGGCGGCACTGCTTCAGTATGTAGAGAATAACTTCCTGGCCGAAATGGGGAGTGTGAATTGGGATTATTTGCGTCAGAATAATCCGGCAGAATTTGCGGCCATGAGGCTGCAATTTCAGGAGAAGCAGAATAATCTTGCTAACCTGAAAGCACAGGCGGCGGTGAGGTGGGAACAAGCGCAGCGGGAGCAGGCGCAGGTCTTTGAGGGCCAGCAGCGGGAGCTACTGGGTCGAGAATCCCGACTTCTTTATGACGCCATTCCTGAGTGGAGGAATCCGGAAGTCGCCCAAGCTGAAAAGCGGGAGATTGCCAACTTCCTTCTGAGTCGCGGTTATGACCCGCAGTATGTGGCGACACTTAATAATCATCGGGAAGTCCTGTTGGCACGGGATGCGATGAGGTCCGCCAAAGCTCGGCAGACAGCGGCTAAAAATAAAGTGTTCAAACTGGGAACCAAAACACTCACC